CTTCGCATTGAGGGCTACCTGATACAGCACGAATGCGTTGTTGTAGGCCAGGATGGCCGCCGCCGTGAGCTGAGGAGTGTACGCGGTGACCGTCGTGAGCTTCGAGGCAATCGTCTTGAACGGTTGTAAAAACCCTGGCGTCACGTCGTTGAGTTCACCGACAAACCCCTGCGTGGTTATGATCACCGGCTTGAGGGCGATCATGTCTTGGATTGCCGTATTGTCCTCAATGAAGTGGTCAGTGATATCGCTCGTGAGGCTGGCCGTCTGCTCGCCTTCATAGTTGAAAAGCAAAGCGGGCGGCGGTGTCTTTTCAGTATCGACGACATACGAAGGATCATTCTGCGGCTGGTATCCGACAGTCTGTTGAGGCTTAACTAGGATCAGATTGGAAAGAGATGTCGCTGAGGTCGTCGCATTCGAGAGGGCCGATAGATCGATAGCCATCAAATACCCCCAGCGTGTGCGGACGAAGTCCAGAATGCATCCGGTATCTGCTTATGCGCCTCTCGGGCAGCTCGACCGTGGGCCTCGCTCACTTCTTTGTGGTCCTTACCATCTCCCTTGAAATTCAATGTCTGATTCTGATTAACATTGACGGTCTTGGAGGTGCCTGCATTTTTTACGCTCGGGCTAATCACTGAGTTAGTCTTGATAGGTGAACCGATGGACTTTGCGACATCTCCGAATTTTGGTTTACCGCTAGGTTTTTTGTTTCCACCTGTTTCGACCGCGCCCTCCTCCATTGCTTCCTGAATCATCATCACAGCGCCTTGAGTAGCTTCGGATATCCCTTGGAACCAAGATGCTCCTTCTTTTTTGAGACCGTCTAGCACGCCGCCTTTGCTTTTATTGACGCCATCTATGGACTTGTTGAGCCCGTCGAATATCAAACCCCATCCTTCGAATACTTTTCCGATGACCTGAAACACTTTCAGTTTATCAGCCAGGACCGAGAAGGCTGAGATCATATCAAAGACCTTCTCAGTCAATTTCGAAATATCATTGATGATTGGCAATCCATGCTTAGAGGTCAGAGCATCAAACGCGAATTTTACTTTTGTCCCGAGATTCGCCCAAGCGACATCGACCTTGTTTAATGTATCAACTTGTTTATCGGAATGGACTGGAGCGCGGTCCATCACGTCGGGCCTAAAAGCATTCTTCGTCATCGCTGCAAAAGTATTCTCAGTGATCCCGAGAGATGTCGTCAGATCCTTCAAAAGCTCTGGAGGTCCGCTTCGACTGAAGTCCTGAATGTCCATAAACATTTTTGGGATGTTTAAAAGATCACTCTCGTTGACCTCTTTACCAATCGAATGCATGTAGTTCCTGAACATCTCAAGGCCCTTTGGCGCTCCCTCGCCACGAAGGAATCCAACCATTTTATCCTGAACGCCCTTCATGCTGGTCTCAACTTCGTCGCCAACGACGCCGACCTGTTGAGCGGCGAATTTGAAACGCTCCATCATTTGAGACGACATGCCAGTTGTGGCGCTAAAGAGAGAGAGAGAAGTCCCGGTCTTACCAGCCGCTGACATCATCCTTTCGAGCGAGTAAATGGCAGCAATGATTGCGGCCTTTGCCTCAAGGCTCATCGACTTTACTTCGCCAAGACCCTTGCTCACGCCCTGGACGGCACCGATTGTTTTCTCGGTCCCCTTTATGCCCAAATTTAAAAATAATTCGCCGATATTCAAGATGACCTCACTTATTCATCTCCGCATATGCCGACTCGTAATCGCCGCAGAACTCTTCGTAGTGAAGCGCCTGCAACACCTGCCGGGCATCCATTGTCTCGACCTCTCTCAAACTCCCATATCCCAGCTTCACTAGTCTGAAGTGGATTAAGAGGCTTGAGTCTTCAGCCTCGATGCGAGGTCGTATTTGAGTGCTCCCAGTATTGGAGAGTACTCTCGCAAGAGGCTTTTCGCGAAAGGGGCAATGTTTGCCCTCGCCACTTCAATACAAGCTTGCCAATAGTCTTCCCTGGCTTCGGTTGGCTCCCAAGTTTCATCCGTGATTTTTAGCCCATTATAGGCCGAGCGCTTCATGCAAGCAGCGAGGGCAGATTCAACCTTCTTCGATGAAAAGCCGATACAAAATAGGTCTTTGATGAGATCAGGTCCTATGTCCATCTCGGCATCCAGCTTCACGCCCTTTAGCTCCTCGAACAACGCTTGGTAGAGCGCCTTTGCGTCGGCAAATGGCGCGATGTTGATTAACAACTCCGCACCGCTTGGTAGTTCCTTCTTTATCGTGTCTGACATTTAATCAATCTCTCCAATACTGAAATAACAAATAAAAGAGCATGGCGACCAACAATATTGTTATAGCCTCCATGTCCATATCACACATGACTCCATCTCTTCCCTTGGACAATTCCAGAGATCAGAGATTGGGAAACTCCATATTTTTGACTTATCCAGCGAGTCGAATATTTTTGATTCTTACTGTATTTGCTAATGGTCGTATCATTTTTTGAATAAAGTTTTCGTATTTTCAAAATATCTTTCTCTGTTAACTTCGACTTTCCATTTTTAGTACCTTTAGAATCTCTTCTTCTGCCCTTCTGAATCATGTCATCGACATTGGATTTCCAGGTACCTAAAAATAGATGATCAGGATTTACACATGAAGGATTGTCGCACTTATGACAAACGAGATGACCGGACGGTATTTTACCAATATGAAATTCGTAAGATAATCGATGTGCTGATAAATTTTTCTTTTCAATCATAAATTTACCGTAGCCTCTTACGTTTGAACCCGTCCAATTCCAGCATCCATTTGTTTTATGAACAAAACTCCAAAATCTCTCCTGAACATCTTCTCTAGGTCTAGCCATGGTGGAATCTCCTTTTTTTTAGGAGTTTACCACCATGTGCGCGTACTAGCCAAGGACTCTCGGAGCATTCGTAAATTTGAGGGTATACATCGCGATTGACTGCTCTGCATCGCCCTCGGTGTTTGACTTCGCCGGTACTGGCTTAGTGAACACACCACCTGAAACAATGTAGGAATCGTTCAGGATGTTACCAGCTCCATCGCCAAGCTTCTTGATGAACTGACCGATCATGAGAACGAACCCCGAGAAGTTCGCAATCTGGTTCGCCATCAGACCGTTTAGAAACTTGTCGTCAGACGATCCCCGGATGAGGCGAAGTTTCAAGTCCGCCTGGCGTCCGGTCTCGTTCAGCGAGAAAATGGAGTTACCATTTTTCCCGGTCTTCACACCTGCAATCTCATTCGGAAAATCTAGCTCTGCGACGTTCGCGTCTGCCAGGTCAACCAAGATACGATTGTTTATAATTATCGTATCCTGACCGCTGAGAACTATTGTTGCCATTTAAAACCTCCAAATAAATTCAATTTAAAATCATGCGTTGACGTAAACCAGGACCGAGCTGGAATGAATTGCCCCGGCCTCCTTGAGAGCGATTTGCGCAAGAGGTGCAGCCCTCCCCTCGCGTGCCGTCTGAGACTGAGTCGCAATCGGTGTTGAGAAAATGTAATACCCGCGCTGAAGGATGTTCTCGAAGAAGTCCGCCTGATTCCCGAAGCTGTCGGCGGAATTCCAAACACCGGGCGCGCCGTACTGATTCGTCACGGCCTGAGCGCAGACCTTGCCATACGCATCCTTGAGGCCGTCCATCCCCTGCTCGGTCTGTGGAATCTTGGTGCTCGACTGCGCGAGATAGTTGAAGCCCGCGATCTGGAGCGCGCCCACGAACCACTGGAGGTTGTAGACCTGATCATAGAAAGAATTCGCTCCAGAGCAAAAAACTTTGGGAACACCTTGGAGACTGACATACGTGTCCACTCCCGCCGCGACACACTGAGTGAGCAGTGTTTGAGTCATCGAAGGATCGGGCACAACACCGATGAGGTCTTTCAAGTGCATCGTGATGGTGGTGTTCGATCCTGTGAAGTTCACAGATAGAGCGCGGCTCGAATAGCTCGACATCATGATGAGAGCGCCAGAGTCCGAAGGTGCTCCGTAATACAGACCTCGGCTCTGAGAGAACCCTCCTTGCGCTAGGAGATCCAACATACCGTCCTCTTCGACGTCGGCTGATGTGCGCGAGACGAAGAACGCGATCTTGTTGAGGGCCTGAACCACTGCCGCCGCATCCAGCATATTGTCCTCGGACTGAATGGCCGTCGCGTTGATCCCGAAGTACTGAACCAGGTCAACCGTGCGAGTGATTGCCGCCGCGAGAGTTTCCGCGACCGAGCCAGGCGTGGTCATCACGACTGTCACGTCAACGTTGAAGTCCGTCACGTCCTGAAGACCATTATCGGTGACTACGAGAAGCTCGGCGGCTCCAACTACTCCTGTCATCGTGATGACCAGAGGTCCGTCATTCACGTCACCTGTCACAGTGATAGCTCCGAGACCTGTCAGCAATCGGAGCGCCGTCTGGACTTCTGCGGCTGTATCGTCGAAGGCTAGAGCGGTAGTTTCCTCGCCATCGTATGACAGCTTGAAAGTCCCCTGAGTCGGTACCGCCGAGAAGGACACGGTCTCAACCGCGACAACCGTCTCGTCTTCGAAAGGAATCACGACGAGGTATCCTCCGCCCGCGAGAATGTTTG